AGCCTTCGTCGGCAGCGTCAGATGGGTATAAGGGACAGATGCATCCGCGTCCTCCTCCTTCTTCTTGCTGGTCGGGTTCGTTTCGACGGGTAGGCCATACAAGGACCGCATGTGCGCATCCAAAGCCGCTCCCGGGGTCAGGACCCCGGAATCCACCAGCGTCTTGATTGCTTCCGCCGTCGCCGGGTGCGTCTTCCCTATTTCCTCGACGACCAGACGAGGCGCGGGCTCGCTGCTACCCCAGTTCACGTCCACAAGGTCTTCCACGACGTGTTGCTGGGTGACGTCGCAGACCTGAGCGGATACCGCGTTGAGGGACTGCGTGAAGAAGTCCGCGAACGTACTGCCTAGCGCCCAGGACCCCGTTTCGGTTCCCAGGTTCAGGAAGTGCGCGAGCACACTGCGCGCGATCTGCTCATCCTGGTATCGAATCGGTTCTGCCATGTCCGGCAGCTCTCCGGTCACGCCCTTCAGCTCGAGCGACGCCGACGCAGGAATCGACGCGCCGGCTGCTTCCCCCGCCCGGAACTCCGTCGCGACCTTCAACCCAGATTCCTTCTCGGCATCCATCCACTGCCGCGCTTCCTCCGTCGAGGCCTTCTCCGGCGGCTTCGCACCCGTGTACACGGGAATCCCCAGCCCGTTACGTTCGGCCGCGAGCGCTTGGATGCGCAGGAGACGGTCTTTAAGGACCCAGTTCTTGTACGCGGCGCGCAGCAGCGACTGGCCCACCCAGTCCCCGCCTTCTCGATCGTTGACGTAGGCGACAAGCCGGTTCACAGGGATGCGCACGCGCACGCCTGACGAGTACTGCTCGATCGCGATCAATCCGCCGTCAGCGGCCACGTCGATTTTCGAGATCGTGCGCGGCGGCCGCCAAGCCAGCTTGCTCAGGCGTGCGCGGCCGTCATCGTCGATCCGGTAGACCTGCTCGAAAAACGAATGCCCGTACACGAGCTCCAACAGGGCCAGGCGCAGGTGCTCACTCCACGAGAAACGGCCCCGCGTTCTGGCATGCGATCTGGGCGTTACCCCCCGGATGGGGACATTCAGGTCAGCCGAGACGAGCTCCACGACCTCCTGCCGACAGCCGGTAGGGTCGAGAGACCACGCCGCGGAACGCACCGGCAGGCTCACCGCCCGCATCACCGAGGACACCTGAGAGTCCTCACGGCGCATCTTGTCGTAGACAGCCACTGACTTCGGCCACACAAGATCTGGATTCGATTCAGCAGCCGAAAGGGCAAGAGACCCCCAAGTCGCAAGGCGATCCACCTGGTATCCCATCTCCCTAGTCACCCGCATCACCTCCCATCAGAAGTTCATAGTCGCGATGTTCACCCGACCACCTGCCGGATCCCCTGTCCTCGACCTGGACACAACAGCAGCTGGCGGCGGCGGCGAGACGGGAGCCTCATCCTCCGGCTCGCACATTTCCAGACCGTAGAGCGCGACCGTCTGCGCGATCGCGGGGGCCACGTCGGTCACGGACCGCGTCCGCGACCAGGCATCATTTTCCGCGTACTTAGCGGTCACGCCACCCTCGATTGCCAGACGCATCGGATCCTGATCGATCGTCACCACGCGACGATCCCGCACGGCGTCCTTGAACCTTCCCGTCGCCACCCCAATCGTGCCGCCGTCGATCCGATGTACCGTGAATCCCCTATCTTCGAGGGGCTTCACGAACTCCATAGCCGGGCACCCCCGAGATTGTAAGGCCACCTCCCAGATTCCCGACTCCTCCGCCAAATCCACGAGGTAATCGACCAGCCACAGCATCCCTGCTCGCTGCGACCAGATCGTCGTGAACGCACGGCCATCAGCCAAGTTCGTCGCGGCGGCCACGTAGGTCATCGACCGGTCCGTCGACGTATCGACGCCCCACACGGTGCGCGCTCCACGCACAGTCAACGCCTCCACCTCACCGGGGGAGAGGACGATCTCCCGGTAGTCCTTGGACTGAATGTATGTGTGCGTCAGCTCCGGTACCCACTGGCACAGCACCTCAGTCCTGTAACCCGCCTCGTTCGTCTGCGACGACCTAGCCTCAGCCAGGCACTGAGCGACCGAGATATTCGAGTAGCCAATCGATGGGTTCGCCTGCAATATCCCGGCCACGTCCTCCACGACACACTCATCGGGCGCAGACCACTCAAACAGCCCCAGGGACGTGTCGTGCTCTGGATTCTCCGCATACGCCTGCGGAGACAGCCCCCCGACTTCAACGGCCTCCTCCCACTGCGAGATCAGCGTCAGGCACCTGGCGCGCAGCTCCTTGAGGACCACTGCCGAGGAATCCCCTGCGTTCGAGATTCCCCACAGCTGTCCCGACCAGAAGGACCTGTTCGTTGGGGCGACAGCGTTCCACGCCGCCCATTTCTTCTGCTCGCGCATCTCGTCCATCAGGACACGCGCGGCCGGCTTTCCGCGCGCCGACGACACGGCGCGAATCTCATAGTGCGCCCTGTTCCTGGCGATCACTCGGTTATCACCGTTCGTATCGCGGACCTTCGCTGTTTCACGCTGCAGCGCGCCAATAGCCAGGTCCGCTTCCTCGGGCGTATCCGGGGCCGGGTTGCACCACGCTTTGACCGCTGCCCACGGTTCCTTCGCGATGTCCAGGTTTTGAGCTGTTCCCACGATCTTGAATTTCGCGGGAGGGACCTTGTCGGGACGCCTCCTTGACTCGATGAAAAGCCACCAGGCCGCCAAGACTGTGGCCAGCATCGTCTTGCCGTTCTGGCGAGCGACGAGCACAATCACCTGCCGAAACCTGTAGGTCTCATCCTCCAACAGTTCCAGACCGTGTATGAGCAGCCACTTTTGCCACGGGTACAGCTCAACCCCGAGGATTTCGCGGGCGAAGTCGATCACCTCGAATCCCCGCGACGACTCACGAGTCAACTCCCGCAGCGGGCGTGTCCACAACCTCGGCTCCGTTGTGCCGAAATGCGCGGGCGTCTCCATCACGCCCCCTGCATCCACCTATCCAAAGACACGACGTCGCCGCCTTCTGGGTCTTGTGCGGCCGCGTCCTCGAGCGCCCCCAGGTTAGGAGTCAGCCCCAGATCCTTCATCGCCTTCATGTAGGACGCGATAGCGCCGAACGCTGCCCTCCTGAGCGCGTCCCTCCCGGCTTCCTGCGCCTGATCGATCACGACGGCCAGAGTCACCGCCGCCGCGACCATTCCCGCATACTCAGGCTTACGATCCAGGCCAGCCCCACGGACCGCCTCACGCGTCTTACGGACCATGTATCCCTGCTCTCCGCGATCGACACGCACCTGGAAACGCGGCGCCAGACGCTCCACGGTCTTCTCCGCCGCGAGCGCGGCCGCGAGCGCCGGATGTTGGATCGGCAGTCCGCGAGGATCCGCGACGATCATGCCCTCAGCCGCAACGCGGGCGCGAGCCTCGCGAGCAGCGGCGATCGCTTCGCAGTAGATCTCTAGCTCCGGTCCGATGATGCGGGATGCCCGACGACCATGAGCGGCGGTAATCTCAGTCCAGGCTTCGGCCGCTCCGGAGGTCAGGCGAGCAGGAGGTGCCATCTCCAGTGCATCGGCGTTATCCTGTTCCATCCTTCCACCTCCCTACCGTGACGGCCCTCAACGGCGTGATGTTCCCGCTTGATGCGGTTTGTGTGATGTTGTCGAGTCGATCCCACAACGCGGTGCGGCGCTCGGAGATGCGCAGCAGACGATCAACCGCGCCCAGGTCCCCCTTGGTGCCCTTCGGCCACAAAGCCGTGTGCAATCGATCTATGCGGGCAATTTCCAGGCGCAGGCGATCAGCCTCGCCCCCCCCTTGAGGGTCTTGCGAGGACGGATGCGCGGCCGCCGCCGCGTCCGCATCTGGTAGTCCCAGCTGGACGGCTATATCAGCGAATGACAGGCCCGCGAGGCGCAGTGCTCGCACCTGGGAGCTCAGATCATTCACTGCTGCTCCTCTCGGCAAAAATCGACAGGTACGCTGTCTGCTCGGCGCACAGGCATGACGCCTGTGTGCTCCTGGAATCGGCGACAGATCGCGTCCGCGTACCGTGGATCGAGTTCCACGAGCGCTGCCCTAGACCTCCGGTGATATGCAGCGATCAACGTCGATCCGGACCCTCCGAAGACATCGAGGACAAGGCCCCCCGGGCGGAGACTGTTCGCGAGCATCTGGTCGATCAACTCGACCGGCTTCATCGTCGGATGATCCCGGTTCGCCGACGGCTTCGCCACCTCGAACACCGTAGTCGCCCGATTGTCCCCGAACCAGTTTGGGCCTCCGCGCCCCAAACGTCCCTGCCCACCAGGGGTGAATCCGTACGCTACCCCTTCATGACCCGCTGGGGTCCCTTCATCAGGCTCACCGGGGGTTTGCGCCTGCCAGATCGGCTCATGCCGGTACTGATAATCCGATCTTCCCAACACCATGGCTGGCTTCACCCAGACTAGATGCTGACGCACCAGCAGCCCTGCCTCCGTCATCGCCGCATGAAAAGTGACATTCTCGTTCTCTGCGTACGCCACATACACCGGCGCGCCAGGGCGGGAACACTCGATGACCGTTCGGAACGCTCCTAATAGCAGCTGCGGCAGATCATCTGACGAGTCGTTCTCGATCGTTAACGCTTCCTTGGTCTTCCCCACGTAGTTCACCCCGTACGGAGGATCCGTCCACACGCAGTCTGCCCGCTCCCCATCGAGCATATCGGCAACACTCGTCGTGTCTGTCGCATCCCCTACCAGGAGCATGGACTCCCCCAGGTCCCACACGTCGCCGACCCGACAGATTGGATCACGCTCAGGCAGTGCCCCCGGCTCATCCTGATCCGTGAACGACGGCAGCTCATCGACCAGCAAGTCCGCGAGCGCCGCCTGATCGTAGCCCGTGCCCGCCAGATCAGGCAGGCCACTCAGCAAGTCCGCGAGCGCCGCCTCGTCGTATCCAGCGAGGTCGTTTGTCCTGTTGTCCACCAGGACGATGCGCGCCGCCTGCTCCTCATCTGCATCCACCCAGGTGACCGCAATCTCGGGCCACCCCAGCGCTTTCGCGGCCTGTAAGGTGTGATTTCCCGCGAGCACCTCCCCCGTGCGCCGATTGGCGACAAGGGGACGGTACTGGCCGTTCGTTTCGAGGGACTCCTTGATAGCCTCGATGTCTCCCCGCCGAGGATTCCCCTGGTACGGGCGCAGCTTCGAGACGGGAACCGTCATCGACGCGAGTGTTTCGGGTATACGCATGTGCTCCTACTCCCTGGGAATGTTGGACGGCCGCACCAGGATGCCTTCAGCAGCCTGCTGGGCTGGCCACCGCATCGGATGGACGACGGCTTGCAGCTGACGCAGCGACCCCGGCCAGGCCGCCTGGAGCGCGAGCGCCGGACCGCTCATCAGCGGATACGCATACACGAGGCGCCGAACCCGCTCGATCGCCTCCGCATACTTCGGCGAGCGCTCATACCTCAGCGCCGCATCGGCGTCGAGCGCCCGATACACAGACGAGCGCGAGCACCCCACCATTCGGGCGATATCGACCGGCCGCGCCCCGGTGCGATGCAATTCCCGGATCCTTTTCCGATCATGCACCGCAAATTGTCCCATTTTCGCCGCGTTTCCGCCATTTTCCAACGATAGGGGGGCCAAAATGGCCGGGGAGAGAG